TCAGCCATAAATGGTAATGGTTGAAAGACTTCATATGTAGATTCTATATCATTCAATTGTACATCAATAAAATCATCTGTTGTATTTCCAATAGATATTCCAAACCCGTTAGGTCCAAAAGTATTAAGAATTGCTCCTCCAGTTACTATTCGTTCTCCCAAAATAAAACGAATAGTTATATTTCTATTCGCCCCTAATGATATACTGATTTGCCGGGTATCTGCTATATCGCCTTCTCCAAATTCATTCCATGACCATCCATTTGTTCCGTATAAGAATCTCCAAATGCGGCGTTTTAAGAATCTAGTACTGAAATAATTTCCATCACCCTTGAAAAAATGCCAAGTCAAAATACGCCGATACAAATCATCATCTGTTAAAGCAACTTCACCAACAGTGATTTGTTCTTGCATATTGAGGGCAGATACTTGAACAACTGGAGGTGTATCATATGGTCGCCAGTTAGGAGCCCAAGTGTTCAGCGGACCAATTAAAAGGGGAAGCCCAGTACCAATTGATGGCCTTGCCATCCCGTATATTCCCTGCCCAACCCAATCAAGCAAGGCTTTAGATACGATAGGGCCAGGGTAAATCGGCAAATTAAGAGCATTAAAGGTATCAACATAATTCTGTTGCATTTCATTTTGAGCTTGCACAAATCTTTGAAGATCATCATCATCTGAATATTCTTGGTACAAATATGATGGAATAACGGTTGTTAATCCTGTCACACCAGCGGGTGGAAATTCACCACTTCCACCAACAGCACTTTGTCCACTTCCTGGTTGACCTGGGACTAAAGATGGTGGAAATTGTACAGAATATGGTGATGAAAATACAGCAGTAAATCGGTGACCAGAAGTAGCAGCGTTAACCCAGACATCTACTTGTGGGGGAACAATAAACGAATCCCCCGGCATAAGTGCGATAGTATTAAGGCTCCCATTTAGAGATGCTGATCGGCCAGTAATATTGACAAATAATGGTTCAACTATATGAATAGCTTGATCATGTGGGTACAGTGGATTCATAATGAATCCACCATTTATTCCCATATTAGAATTCGCAATTTGTACCGATGTGCCACCATGCACAACAGTTGAAACTAAACCTGCTGATAAAAAAGAAAGTGTCATCCTTCAATCACCGTAATACGCCCATTCTCTGTATAAAAATAACTGTATTGATCACCAAAAATGACATTAGTTCCAGGAGCAGGAGATACCCCAACACCACCTATAGATACCTGAAATAATAAATTAATGATATACTCTGGTTGTAGTACATTAGAAATTGATTCTAGGAATATTTGATTTAGAATATTAAAATTAATAGGAGAAACACCAGCCGGTAACGAATTAATATACTCTACAATAACAGGAACAGCCGCTTGAGCTATAGCTACTGGAGAAACAAAATTAGGTGAATTAGTTATCCACGTTACAGTTATATCAACTAATTCTTGTGGAGGATTAATATAAGGAATTAAATAAGAATCAGGATAGTCATTAATAGTCACATAAAGATTAATAGGATTTGGAGCTACTGTTCCACCATATTGATATCGACCCCAAACAGTTGCATCTAGCGGAACACTAAATCGTTGCGCATCTAACACTGTCACCGGTAAAACTTGATCATTCAAAAATGGCATCCCAACTACATCACTAATAATTTCAAGATCACCAGTTTCAAAATTATGATTATTGTCTGTTGTTATGATAACCGGGTTTGTATTAGTCACTCCAGCTATTTTTATGGTTGCTCCAGTTAATCCAGGAGTATAAAAATCAGATCGCCAAATGGCATCAGCTACTTGATAGGAGTCACCACCTCCTACAATAACAACATATTTATCATCTTCTTGCTGTACTGAAATAAGACGTTGTTGTACTCCAGGAACATTTCCAACTAACGTTTTTAAATATCGAGACATTCCTGTGCTAGCAGCAAGTCCAGCAGTAAAACATCGTTCACGAAAAACGCTGATAGGTTCACCAGATGTAGATGGTACACCAGAAACAGGATTAGTGACAGTTAAAGTGATATTCGCAGGAACTGACGTATTTAATTGCGTGACAGTATTTGCTTGAACGGGCCATGCTCCACTTTGAATTGCAATAGCATAAATAGAAAGTGTGTTACCATCCGACCCAATCATTCCACCGTGTTGACAAATATATTGATATGTTCCATCTGATACTTCAAATCCTTGTGCTATCACATACCCTGGGGGACCGTTAAATACAACATAGACTGATGTATTGGTGATAGGTTGCTGGTCTACTCCATACAAAATTCCTAATTGATTAAGAAGAAAAGCATTAGCTCCAAAAGGAGTAATAGAATTAACAAGATCTACAAGAAAACTGTCACTTTCAACCAGAGCATAAACATCAGTACTACTAATATCTTCAATTAATGACCCCGGTAGATTAGCAGTATAGTCAGGATTGATTGCAGCCACTAAGGAAATAAGCTGAGCCCGCAAATCAGCGGGAGCCGCTGGTTGAAGCCCTTGCGATGTCATTATTAGTGGAAGAACAGCCATGCTCACTAACTCTGTTAAATGGGCTGAAACTTAGGATAACCGGGTCTTGTCTGGACACCAATTCGTGATCCATAATTTGTTAATACACTGATGCTATAAGCCGGTGATGGTCTTCCATCATCGTCTATCGCATTATCTATAGGCGTCAGAATAAGAGAAGCAAAATATGGAGCAAATTGCTGTTGAGTTGTTGCCATGTAATAATCCGGAAAGACTTGAGTAACAACAGAAGCATGGGCCGGAATGCCATAGTTAGCATAAAACGGGCTTTCACCCAAGTTTAATTTTAATACCTGAGCTAAGGCCGTTAGATAAACACTGTCATTAAACCCATTGACATCAGTTTGTATTAACCACCATGTCTTCTCACCGGTAAGTACATCTTGGGTTCTTCCATAAGTACGCATTATCCGATCCTAGCCATCCCATTCATACTTGGTCCACTCTCAGTTAGTACACGAGCATATTTCCCTTTTTCTCCATCTCCACCAATAAATACCTTTTCATTGGCAGGAACATTAAGAGTGATTTTTTTAGCAGATTGATTAACAGTAATATTGTGTTCAGTATCTTTCGATTGAACCGTAGCTATCCCACCTTTATCAAAATTAAAATTGGTCTGATCATTGCTTTGTCCTTGTTGAGAATTCTGTGTTTGATCAGTAGGAGGTGCATTGGTTGCATCTTGAACCGAAGGCATAAGTAAAGATTGTAGTGATATTCCCATAGACTTAGCCATGATTTTACGTTGTGTCATTAAATTTATAGCTCGTTGATTTCGTGCTTGCTGAACAAAGACAGCTTGAGTAGATTGCTGGTTCTGTTGTTGCTGTTGCTGTTGTTGATCTTTTTTCTGAGGAATAAACGCCTGAGCTATCCACCCGGCAGGACCTCCCATATGTGTTAACTGATCTACTATTCGATCAGGATTGGCAACTTGACTTAGTCCATGAAACGCAAGTGCGGTTAAATTTCCACGAGGATAAAAATTGGTATTGCCTCCAGCATCTCCTGTCACGCCTCCATGGTAATAATCACCTGGAGTAGCAGTCCCTTTATCTCCCACTTGTGTAGGTTCACGGGAATACTGTGAATGTCCCTTTGGAATCTTTACTATTGGTGGAGTAAAAATTCCATTAGAAGTTTCAAATGCTATTTTAATAAAATCTTTCGCCACTTCCACCACATGACACGGCATAGACTTAGTCTGCCGTTCATGGTAATTATTTACTTGACTTCGTGACCATTGATTAAGACGAAAATTAAGTGGATGCTTATGTGAATCATATCTGGACATTAGGGACCAATCTCAAAAGCATTGTTACGATATATTAATGTAGAAGTTTGGAATACTCCCGCTATCATATTCAACTTACGACTTACAAATCCCGTTACTGTTAAAGATCCAGGATCATTAGCCATAGGAACTGTGAATAAATTTCCATTTATATGCGTTCCTCTAAATATCCCATTATAAGTATTAGGAGAAAATCCTTCTAATGTATAATCCATAATAGTTCCAGGAGTGGTAGCTAATCCTCCAGGAGATAATGGAATAGGCCATAACTCAGGAGGTACCATAGCTACTTCCAAAACTAACTGAAAAGGATTAAACTTAACTGACTGAATACTTCTGGATGGGGGACTAGAAATAACAGGAACAGTAACAATCCAAGAACCATCGACTTGATATACGTTAATATAAAATCTTTGAGCAGATACATTCCATGTCGTTGTTATTTTACAATCTAACCCATCTAGCTTAACCAGAAACTCATAAGTCTTTATATTAGATGGAAGAAAAGGAACAACAGTTGTCATGATATCCCAGTAAATGGAAAAGCAGCAGGAGGGCTAAGTGCTGGATAATTAATCATTGTAGGAGATGTAACATTTCCTAAAGATGCAACATTACCACCAGATAGAATTCCTGCTAAAGTAGGAGTTCCTCCTATTTCAATTTTGCCGGTAGTAGTTCCAGGTTGTGCTCCAGTAATATTCCCTGGATTATATACTTGATTAGATATTTTTTGCATTAATTGATTTTGAGATCCTTGTGCTGCTGCTATAGTTATCAACGGACCTTCAAAGTCAAATCGCCATGCATTTTGAGGTAATGAATTATTACCGCGTGAATTATCTGTTAACGCTGTCATAACTAAATTTTGATAGATAAAAGCTGGTGTCGCAACTGTATACATTCCACCCGCGTTATTATGTCCATCTAAGGCTAATTTCAAAGCAGTCATTACAGACTGTTTCTTATTCCATGCATCTGGCCCACGCATGGGAGTATCCATAATTACTGATAAGGTTAACGGCTCACGAATCATAGCATTAGCCGCAACAGACTGATTTGCAAAAGGATATTTCCCTATCGTTTGCGCAACAAGAGTTCCTCCCGGTAAAACATTGAATGCGCCAAATGCATTATCTAAATCATCAATATCGTATGGCAATTCTAATGCTGAACCTGTTGAATAAAACAAGCTAAGCATAGGTAAGACTCCACCACTAACCTGACTAATAGCTCCTCCAGTTAAAATAATCGGGCAGACTTGATAGAATAGTTGTGCTTTTGAATTTGAAGGAGGCATTATACACTCATTCCTGCTCCAGTCATGAAAACATTAGCCCCTGGAACATTACGAATAACCAAACTAGCGGTTCTGGTTGATTGCCAATTATTTGAAGATAGTGGCCCTAATTTAGATTGAGCTTCATTACTTGCAAATTGATTATTCTGTGCAACATTCATATTACCACGTGGAACTGCTCTTGCTGCGGCTCCAGCCCACATTGCCATTCGTGAAGATCGATGTGTAGATAATGAAGATTGCTTCTCAGGTGCATCAACATCTATTGGATCAAGCTCAATAGGTGCTCCTGCTTTCTTACTAGCATGGCTACCTCCTCCTTGGAAAATATTAGAATTCTTAAGATAATTTCTAAAACTAGGAAAAGTAAATTTATTAGATGTTTGAGGAGCAGAAGAAGTATTCAATGTTGGCGACGTACTAAGAACAGATTTAGATTGTGAAGAAGATAGCGAAAATGGAGCTGATACAGATCCTGGTACCTTTACTGCTGGACCTGTAGAAGTAGGAGCATTCGTTATAGATGGTGGAGTAGACAACGGTGGCAATGTGAATTGTGGCATAGTAGAAGAAGGTGGAGTAGCAGGAGGATTGGGCCACTTAATAGCAGGAGTAGAAGTGGTCGGAGTAGAAGGAGTAGGAGTAGGAGTAGGAGTAGGAGTAGGTCGAGTACGTTTTCTAGGATCTCCATGGAGATCACTAGGTCGCATTGGTTCACCTGTGTCAGATCCTTTAAATCCTGGACCCTTAGGATCAAATGCTCCAGGTCCACTTAATGGGGCGTCTAAGACTCTTCCTATATCACGACCTAATTTTAGTGCCTTAATGATCCATTCTATAGAAGTAGCTAAAATATCAAAACCAACCTTTAATTTTCCAAGTATAGTCAACCAACTATCTAGTTCATCTTCAAAAGCTTTTAACCCTTTTTGAAACTTATCCTCTTTAATATAAGAGGAAAACTTATCTAACCATGTTTTAAGATTTCTAATAATCCTTTCTATAACACTAGAATTCATTAATGACCGCACAGCACTCATAAAAGACGCGCTTAGCTCTGTCAATGGACCAGCTAAGGAAGCAAGTTTTTCTCCTAAGATCGTTTGTATCTGAGTTCCAGCATTAGTCAATTGTAGTGAAAAATTAGTCCAAGCATCTTGGGCATCAGGACTAAGATCTGAAGCTTCTTGATTTGCCTTAATATCTTTTTCACGTTTTCTAATTGCATCAGCTCCTCCTGGAGCCGCTAACCGTAATAAGTCTGGATCAGAAAATATACTCCCATATCCAAAGCTTTTTAAAGTAGTAAGTTCATATCCTTTAGGAGCTGTTTTTAGAATCTCAGGAACTCGTTTCAATAATAAATCTAAAATTTCTTCTGGAGACTTTTTTGTCCCTTGTTGGACACCTGCAATTGATAAAGCTTTTAGCTGATCTGGATTACCATGCATTCCAAGAGCAATATTTTGTAGGATATTGCCGGTATTGTTGCCGAATAATGGCTGATTAAAAGTTCGATTGGCTTGTAATTCACCATAAGTCCCGCCTATTCCCATAACTTGGCGGCGTTTAGCCATGATAGAATTAGCAAACCGTTCAATTCCAAATAATCCACCACCTCCCATTCCTAACATAGTAGTCATTGTACTAATGACTGTAGACCAACTGACAAAATGTTTTGTAATGTTTGTAAGAGTAGATCCAATAGATTTTGATACCTGTAAAACCGAAGATAACCCAACTTGAAGAGTTCTTGTTGCTAGTGACGTTTTATTAATCGTTGCCCCTAATTGTGCAAATTGATTATTTAACGACGACATAGTTCTCGTTAAATTAGTAAAATTTTTAGAGAACTGAGCAACTTGATTAGCATTGACATTAACGGTCAGAGTAGCATTCTTAGCCATTATTGATCACTCGAAAAAGAAGCTTCAGCAACTTCAGCTTCTGGAGAACCCGTCACTAATGCTTCATAATTAGAACTCCAACTAGAACCATCAGGATTACGGAAATCACCAATATGAAGAACTTTTGTAATTAGAAAGGAACCAGTAAATGTAATCGTAGCCTTTTGTTCAGAAGTCCAGGCTTGTGTAGATTGTTCAGTAACATTGATTAATGTCGGCGGTAACGTCACAGTGCCACCAACATGAAGATCTGCTCTTAATACTGTTTTGATACTAATTTTATTAATATCAATCCAGGTTGGTTGCCCAATAAGATCTATATTACTAATCACTCCTTCTGTAACCGGGGTCGTACCATCCCAAACATCAATAGTATCACTATGCGAACTCATATGGACACCAAGATAATTTTTCGTCCCTGCAATCGAATTACTAAGTTTTTGAATATACTGAGAATATTGATCTAAGTTCTGATGCATCCCAGCATCTTGATATGCTAATTTCAATCCTTCACGTATTAAGATATTAAGCTTAGCTTTTGGAAATGCCTTCGAAAGTGTTTGTTGAATACCATCCTTCAATGGCATATTCGGCATTAAATTGTGAATTAGATTAAGTGGCTTAATAAGAGACAACCCACCTCCACCACCACCAAAGAGTGAAGTTGTTATTCCATTTACAGTTGCTGATGCATCACCAAAAGTAGCCAGTGGAATTTGAGCCAAAACACCACCAAGGGGAATAGCTGGAATCCCAATAGCCGAAGCTGCTGCTCGTGGAAATGACATTCTATCTAAAGATCGAGCCCCTGTTCTTGTAAATAATCCAGGAGGAGTTGTTACTTCAGGAGTAACTGTAGTCTTACTGCCGGGTGTATTTACATCAGGCGTACTATCAGAATCAGGATTAACATAAGTTCCAGATGGAACAAATGCCAACCCTAATGACATTTCAGTCCCAATCCAATTACCCCAACACTTAAAAATTGTCCCCTTCATTAATAACCCGGCATTCCCAGCTTGCTGAGTCGCAAATGGTAATCCCCTACTCATACCTCCATACATCGTTATATTCTTACCAATAAGACTAGAAGATTGTTTAATCTGTTCAAAACTAATACCTTGAACAGTCATTGTTGAATTTGGACTAGGAATAGGGGCTTTAGTCATTTCCTCAATTTGGAATTCAATTTGTTGGGCTGAAGGATTATGGTTTCCGTTTAAGAACGTACTCCAAATGGCACCAGAATCCGTAGGCGTAAAGGCCGCAGGAGCTCCATCAATATATATATCATAAAACCGCATTAATCAGCAACGCTTTCTTTTTCCGTTACTTTTACATCGTTATCAGAATGGTTTTCTACTTTGACTCCTTCATGGAGCGAACCACCATTATCTTGTTTTTCAACTTTCTCTGATGCAGATGATCCATGATTTGTTACGTTGATCTTTGCTTTGTCCCCAGTCAATTCTTTTATTTTTAAGATTTCTATCGCTTTTTGATCTATTAACTTTTTCAATGCTTCAGATTTTTTAGCATTTCCTAAAATATTACGATCAAGAGGGCTTGACTTATCATCTGGAAGATAGTTCCCCTCTTCATCTTTCTTTAAAAGTAACTCTAATTGCTTTTTATAAGTTCGTATTGATTTTTCATGCATCGCCAAAGAAGGTAATTTTTTGATTGTTTCTAAATCATCCATTCGTTGTCTAGCTTCATCTTCTTTACCTTCGTCTTTGTATACATCGACACCAAGACGACTAGCTCCTAAATGTCCAAGTTCATGAAGCAATGTTTTACGAACCGATCCTCCAGATTTTTTAATTTCATCGTAATCTATCCAAATATTCTTAGAATCTGAAGCCCCATAAGCATCTCCCTTTTTCATTCCAGGATGAGCTTTAAAAAATTCATCGTCCATAGGCTTAATAGTAGGATGTAATGAAGCTCCATAAATAGATGCTGGACTGAAATGCTTATAGATATCGTATTCAGGTTTAGGTTCTTCTTTAGGTTCTTCTTTAGGAGCAACTGGTAAATCTTCTAATGGAGTAGCAAATTTCCTTGAACCTTCTATATATTGCGGCACCGCACCTTTCACAACATCTTTATCTCCACCTGGAGATTCACGCTCAGCCTTATCAAATCCTCTATTTAATTGATCACGAAATGCAGCATTTGCAACCATCCCACGTCCACCACCCCAATCACCAAACCATTCACGATCTACTAAAACTCGATAATCACCCTTAATCTCGTTTATTTGACCTTGGTCTGTAGAACCACGAATTAAGTTACTTCCCTCTAAAGCCCGTTGAATAGCTGCCTGATAATATGGATCTGCTTTATCACCTAATTGAGCTGGAACTTCGCCACGATTTATTGGACCAAAGAATGAAGCATATTTTCCGCTTAATACTCCACGCAAAGTAGTCCCAGAAGCAGCAGCACGGTTCATTATAGATTCAGCTACTGCCGTAGCTTCATCTCCCGCTCGTGCTTCATGTGCAATAACAGCAGCTAAATATTTCTGTAATGCCGGATCTTCTTGCAATTCCTTATTAAAACTCGCACGGCGTTGAGCAAGCCAAGCTGCTCCACCTCCAGTTGTGGTTTGAGTAGGAGTTCCATCAAAAGTATCACGCACCGTCGAACTCAAAGTACGTCGAACATCACCACGATTAATTTGTATATGAGGATAGTCAAACGTTCCTCTTAAATGTTCAACACCATAAGATCCTGCGTGAGTACGCAACCAATCTAAACCAGCTCCACGTTCAAAATCTGTTGCTGTTCCTTGCTGATGTCGTGATCTACCAGGAGGAGCAGCAGCAAATAATGTTCCTCCTTTCGAACGTTCCCAAATATCTTCTTGAGAAGAATGCTCAGCCATTCCTAATGCACGAGCTTGTTCCCTAGTAGTAGGGCGATAACCAGAAATCATCTTAAAATCTTTTTTAGCTTCTGGTGGCATATCTTCATATGCCTTATTTAACCGAGCTAAATATTCAGCATCTAATGATTTCCAATTAACATCCTTACTTACTGGAAAATGAGGTGATATACCGGCAGCTCCAGCAGTTTGAGCTCCAGTAACAGGATTCTTTTCAAAATAGCTAAATCCATTATTACCTGGGCTTGGGCCACGAACTGAAGGATCAGGAGCCCCAGAAGGTCCTTTTTGAGGTCCTACAGGAGCAGGAGTTCCTTTAGTATAATGTTCAGTACCAGGAACACCACGTCTATATTGAGCAGAGCGTTGATTCTGGTATACTTGAGCAGGTTTCAAATACTTACGAACATAAATTTCAGCAGCTTGTTCTTTAGTTCCTTTATTCATTCCTTCCCAAGCATTGGGATAATTCTTTTTTAAATTTTCAGCCGCAAATCTACTTTGTAACCGGGGATCACGCCAATCAGCTCCTTGATAATGCTTGTTCAACCATGCCTGATAATTGTTCCACTCATCACCTCCTTCTTGATAAAGCCCATGGGCATAATGAGCTTCACCACTAAACCTAGGTTGATCTGCATGTCGAAGTGTTGGATCAAAGTTTGATTCTGAT